TGACTTCTTGTGCGATATTAGAACTGGCTAATAATGTACTAAATTTTAATATTGCTTTTACTGGAACAATAGTTAATGATCTTGCTCTTGATTTTATACTGTTTATTATTTTAAATGATTTTAGTTGAATTCCTTCTATGACATATAATCCACTATTTTTTAATTCTTCATTGTGTCTTAATATTAAATGACGCATTGCATTGTCTTTAACTTCGTAATATTCTGAAACCATTTCAACAGTTGTGTTTATCCCATCTGGCAAAAGTATTAATTGTTTAACGTGATTTAAAATTTGCTTTTCCATTTAATTTTTATCACTTCTTTCTTATTTTTATTAGTAATTTCAATACAAAAACAAAACGGCGAAGAATTGTTTCCATATACAAAAATCACTTAGAGAAAAGTCAAGAAAATCCTAACTCTTCTCTTCGCCGTTTCTTACTAATAAAATAAGAATGAAAGAAATGTTAGAATAGTTTTCACTACTCTCTAAGTAGTTCTTTGATTTGTAAATTAATTTTCTACATAATAAAAAGAGTCACATCTCTTGTAACTCCCTAGTTATAAAATCATTAAAAATACGATATAATAGACTATATACAAACAAATCCTTAATAGGAGGTATCCCCATATGAGAAGATGCACTAAATGCGAAATCGAAAAAGATAATTCTCAATTTAGAGGAACTAAAACAAAACAATGTATTCAATGTGAAATAGAAAAAGCTGTGAATAAAATGATAGAGTATAAAAACACTAACATTGGTTTAGAAAATTTAAATATCTCCTTGAAAAATATAATTCTTAGAAGTAAATATTTAATTTCCAAAAAGTTAATCTCTCTTGATGATGCCATTTCTTTAGTAAATGAAGGTAACGCACAGGTTTATAAACCAGATACAATATACATGCCAAATCACGAAGATGAAAGTTGGATTGTTAGGTATAATGTTAATAAACGTGATAATTATACTTGTCATTATTGTGGAGTTAAAGGAGATACTGTCGATCATATAATTCCTAAGAGTAAAGGAGGGGAATTCTCAGAAGAGAATTTAGTATGTTGTTGTAATGATTGCAATCTAGAAAAAGATAATTTATCTTATGAAGAATATAAAGAATATATTTTAATACCAAAATGGAAACGATTACAAAATGTTAAGGATAGTAAAATTAAAAAGGAGCAACAAAATCGTAAACGTAAAAAGAAAACTCTGTTAAAGCAAAAAGAAAAATATGGATAGCATAAATAAAGAGAGGAAATTTATTTTCATAAATCCCTCTCAAAACAATCTCAAACCATCCCTATCAAATTAGCATTTTAAATTAATTACACCCAATGCGACCTTAGTGAATTAACTCTTAAAAAATGTAAATTCCAACCTCTAAAAACCCAATCATATCAACACTTTCAGACCCCACGATAATCTAATATCCACAGAAAACACTCTCTAAGCTGTTCAAATTGATCCTATGTAAGTTTGTATGGTAGAGACTTTTCTAAACGCTTAGAGAGTGTTTATATTTGTGAAAAACAAATTAAATTAATTTATTGTGCATTTCTGTTGATTAAAATACCAATTATAGCAACTACAGCAGAAACTCCATTGGCGATTTCATTAATACTATCATTTGTAAGTAATTGAAGTCCAAAAGCATCAGTCACAAGTTTTACAGCCCCCAAGATCGCTATAGCAAGAGCAGGTTTGCGAAATTTTTCTAACATAATATTTTCCTTCTTTCTTATAATTTTATTTTATTTATTTATCAAATACTAAAATATAGGAACTGAAACTGATATACCTTTTGCAGCAAATATCCCCAATAGAATAATAGCTACAATTGAACCACCAATAGTTAATCCTTTAATTATTACTTCTTTCTTATTTGTATTTTTAGTTGTATTCCCTTCCACAAGTTTATTTATAGTCTGGAGTACAGAATTATTACTGGCTAACATAGCATTATTGTAATATCGTATGTTTATGTATTAAATAATATTTTCGTATGCGTTTTTAAAATTAATTATTCTTTCAATTGTTGGTTGTGAAACAAAATATTCTTTGGCTAACTTTCTTTGAGAATAATTACCAGTAGAATATTTTTCTCTAATTTCTATTAATTGTTGGTCAGATAATTTTACTTTATTACTTGCTCCTAATTTAAGTGTACTTCCTATTTTATATTTATGTTCATCAGATAATTTCCCGCCTTTACCTCTTCCTTTACTTGCTTCACCTATTTTTCTTTTGGTTTCTTCTGAGCGATGTACCCCAGCAGGAGAACCTCCACCATGACTAATATTATAATAATCATTACTTTCAACAGCATTATGATTTTTTATAATATCAATTTCAAGTTTGTTAAGTTCATCTTTTGAATATGCAATAGCTATTATTTCTCTACTAAAATTATTTCTGCCATATTTTTTAATTGCTTGTTTTAATACAGTTCCACTGCCCACATACCATTGCCAATTTATTTTAAATATTCTCTGCCCTATATACTTCTTTCCATTTATCATATTAATTGTTAAATAAATAAATCCATATGAGTCTATAATATTTAAATATTTAATATTACTCATTGTGAATGATTCCACCTTTCACTTTATAAATTTCTACAAACAAAAAGAAGACTAAATTGGTTTAGTCTTCTTCCACTCAATTAATAGATTGTTTAACTTTTCATTGTCTATAAATATCCACATTTTTTTATGGTTGTTGGGGTTAAGAGCTACTATTAAATATTTTAACCCTTTATTTACTAAGTAATTTTTAAGAGGTGAACTATAGCATGGAAACAAGTTTATATTTTTATCTTCCATTTAATCAATCCTTATTTAAAATTTTATATTAATACCATACTCACTTGTTAAATACCCTGCAAGACACGCTCCTAGTATTGCTAATATTTTAAGAGAAATTTTTAAATTATTGTTCAACTTAATCTTTTTTATATCACCTTCATTTTTTATAGAATCTTTTACTATTTCATTAGAATTAGTAGACGTATTAATTGCAATTTGAGATAAAGTAGATAGTAATATATTAGAGGACTGCAAACTACTATTTTCTATTCTTGCTAAACTGATCTTAATAGTATTAAATTCACTATCTATGAAATCAAATCGTGCATCATAACCAGCATTCTTAATTTCAAGTTCATGAAGTTTTTCACCATGTTGATTTAATCTAGTGTCATGTTCTTTAAGTTTAGTCTCATGATCTCCAAGTTTTTCTAATACTTCATCCTCTATTGCCATATTATCAATCAACTCCTTTTCCATAATTAATGCTTGCCCTCCTTTATTTTTTATGTTATACTTACGTCAATGGATGCATTAGCTAGTACCTAGTGCAAACAGAACGACAGCTTGTAGATGGGCAATATCTACAACTGTCCTACATAGATTAACTTAATAAAATAATATTTAATAAAGTAATTTATATTGATTGTAAAGAGGTGTAAACATTAATTACACCTCTAATTGAAGTTGTTAATAATAATAATATAAAGGATATTACCTATGCAAGTTCTAATCTTTTAGTCGCATAACCCATTTTTACAATGTCTTTAATTAATTGGTCTGCTTTTGATTCAAGAACACGAACTGATAGATATACATCTTTATCAACTTTTGTTTCTTTTGTTGTATCTGCCACTTTTGGGACTCCTTCTTTATTATTTTTCAATTCAATAATTTTAGCATCAATAGCATCACATAATTGTTTCCATGACTTTCCCATTCTTGTCAAATATTCGTAAGGGTCAACATGGTCTATCCCCTTATACAATGATCTTAATCCATTATGTGACCATACATTATCATCAACATTCCAATTATGATGAATACATAAATCTGCAACAAACCAAACTGTTTTATTCCACACAATATCAAATTGGTTTTTATCATTCGTTTCTGCCATCTCAATTCCAAGCCATTCTCTATTACCCTGCCAACTTCCAGTATGCCATGCTATTTCATTCTCAGGAATAAATTGATAAATTTCATTTCCAATCCAATCTGCAATAAAATGAACTGATGATTGTCTATCTGCATTATTCCAATAATTATAATGGTTAAGAGAATTTGCTCCAATGTTAGCAGTGCTGTGAATTACGATTCCTTTAAGATTAATAAATTTTTCTTTTGGTCTATTCATTGATATTAATTGTTGTTTAATTTTGTAAGACATTTTTATTTTTCCTCCTTTTGAGAATTTTATAAAATTTAGATACTACATATAGTATCTAAAATAAAAATAAACACTATATGTAGTGTTTAAAATAATTTTAATTACAATAAAATCAAGTTTTTAAGGGGGGTGTTAAATTAGCTATATTATAAATATAATTAAATAAGTATAAAATTAGGGAGTGTATGTTTTACACTCCCTTTGAATTATTAGTTGTTTTTACCAACCTTCGATTTAGCAGTCTTTAACAAAGGTTAGTGAACCATTAACACAGAAGAACTCCCCGCCACTAAATCAAACCATACAGTTTTTACTCCATTTGTGTAAGAACTGAATACATCGGCTCCATTTAGCAATCTAACAACGGTTGGATCAGAGTCGAATGGAAGTCTAAGAGTAATCCCCTTAATATCTTTTCTCCCATTATTTTTAACGGAAATTTTATATCCATTATTGGCTTCTACAATATCATAAGAAAGATATTTATTGAGGTAATAATATCTTTCAACATATTCACCCCTTGTCATCCAAAATGGATTTTGCGCGACTAATTGAGCAATTACCCAAGTGTACATTTCCTGCAAATATGCTTTAGTTTCTTCATATGACGCTTTCTTCCAGTCAGCGTATCCAGCACCTAACCATGCACCACCCAAAGCAGTTTCAGATATCGGAAAATCGTGCATGTAGAATACATATGGTATATCCAATGAATTACACCTAGTAATAGCATCAGTTATATATGTTACTTTCGCATCAGTTTTAGTAGTCTGATACCAACTTGAATCATTCGAAGAATTCCATGTCGCCACTGATTGCAATGTAGTTCCAAGCATGAAAGGCATCTTTTTCTGAGTTCTAGAAGTATGCCAAGCCCGTGAATATGATGGAAACGGTAGATAGTCAGCAATAATTACCCCTTCTTCTTCTGCCATTAAAAGTGATGAAGGTTCAACAGAATGGGCACCCATCGTCGTGTACACGACAGACTTGGTCAATGCACCTTTAGCCTTCAATGTATTTAAACTACCTATAACCTCTGCAGCTTCATCACTGCATGTATAAGTGATTTTCAATTGTTTGCCTACATCTACAGAATTAAATTTAAGATACCCGTCAAGCAACTGCCCTACTGATCCTATGTCGGTTGCTCCATTTATTACATATTTACCAACGTCTGAACCCGTTCTAATTATATCCCCCGTTTTTCTAGTAAACGTGGTTACATCATCAACAGTTTTTACGGATGTCAACATAACTTTAAAAGGCCTGTTAAGTCTTACTAATTGGTTTGATGGTATTGTATGCAATTCATCCGTAACTGTAATAACAGTGTTATAGTGAGATTTAGTATGTGATACAAGTCTCGTTATACCGGGCAGCCCTCGATAGAACCCCGCTACATCATCTGTAACATTATCAGCAACTAGGCCCCACTCCATGGGAATATTTGATCCAAACGATTCGTGCAGTGACTGTACTGCCGCAAGGTCTGTAGTAACGTCCAGATCAACGCCTAACGCTGCTATTTTCCTGCCATTTTGAGCATCTAGTGCTAATCTTGCGTTATTATCCTTACCAAGCAAGATATCTATCAGTACGTTACTTTTCACGTATTTCCAATACGCTTGAACACTTGCCGTTGCTCCCGAACCACCTCCATGTGCTACTACGAAAAATGAATTAGGTTTATAGGCAACCATTTTTGCAACAACTTCACCCTGAACCGCATTAACAGGGAAAACCACTAATGGATCACTAGCGATAAGGTCTAGGCTTCCAGAAGTTGAAGGAATAATCCCTGATTGTAATATTTCCGTAGTCCCGAATGGATATGGGTCACTATGTTGAAATGTTCCAGTTTGTGCAGAGAAATTTTTCGAAGGTCCAGATGATAAACCTCCAAGTAAACTTGCCAAACTAGTACTTGTGTATGTTCCATCAGCAGCAAAAAACCTAATATTATAAGTTGCATCACCCAAGAAAAGAATCAACTTTACCCCTGCTGACATCATCGTTGTAATGGCGGTTTTTACTTGAGCACCAGTTACAAAATTAGTAATACATAATTCTGATTGAGTATTTATTACTATAACATCAACTTCATTTTTCCAATCATTTGCGTTGAAAACAAGTGATTCCCACGAACATACTTCGCACAAATACCCACCTTGGAACGCTTCGATTGGCAAAGGCATATGACTTGCGCCTAACGTTTGATGTGGCCCAACAAAGAGAATGCGGTGTTTCTTTATGATTTTTTCCCCAGACACACGAGGGTAAGAACTTTCGATAGGTGGTGGATTATATCCAAACATTTTTATACCAACCTCCCTACAATGCATGATATAGCAGGGATAGTAACAGTTAAACCAACTACACCAGCAATAGGAGTTCGATAACCACCAGCAGGGACAATAATCGTTAATCCGTTAACTGTGAATGTTTGCCAAGTTGCTTCTTCGTGATATATCTCAATTGCTTCTATGTTTGCAGAAAAGGTTAAAACATTGACTACTGCATCAGCGTCAGTGAGTTGTTCTGCTAAAGTTTGGTTCGGTAAACTACCAACTATGGTCGTTTGAGTCAACAAAGCCCCATTTGCAGTAGTTTGCAATGTAACAACATCACCATCATCACGAGTTACGGGAATGGCAGAATATAATCCTGCCGATAATACAGGGTTTCCACTTACTGTTACATTATCTGCTACATTTCCTACTATAGTTACTGCATCGGTTATTTTTTTAATTCCATCAGTATCCTTGATAGCTGTTAAAGTTGTTTGAGTTGCAAAATCTTTAGCGATTAATGTATCTTGCTTCGCCTCTGTTGATGCCCCTGTAGGTAATACACTGGCATCTACCGTTATTTTTGGTGCTGACACTGCATCTGTACCCTTGACCCAATCACTAACATTCTGCCAGTAAGTTTTTAATACTGATAATTCAATTAAAGCCATGTTGTAAATTTCACACTCCTTTAAAATATTAATTATTATTTTTATTATATATTTTTGCTCAAAACTAATCTAAAATGCTATACCAGACCACTTAATCTGTGTTCCAGAAGATCCCATTATTTGCATTGAATTAATTAATACATCATTGATAATTACAAAAGATGTTGTCATTGTGTCTGAATTATTAATTCTGATAGGGATTTGATCTTTTGCTTCAATGGTAATACTAGAAAGTGGATATTGGAATGTTATAATTTCATTGTTAATAATTGTAGTGTAGAAATCATTTGAAGATACGATAGAAGTTGCCATTATTTATTTTCACCTCCTTTAAAATATAAAAAGAGAGTAATTTTTTAGCTCAATACTCTCCTTTAATATAAAATGTCATTCTATTTGGTTAGTATCTCGTGATTAATGATTATTATTTACCTCTAATCAATTTCCCAACATAAACAATTAATCCATCTGGTTTATCTCCATCAAAATAAATGTAATCAATATAATCTTCAAGATTAATTGCTACAATACTAATAAAAATCCAATAAATGGAATATCTAAAACAGATCAATCCCTCAACACTCATGAACCTACCACTATAATCCCAAAACTCAAAACCAAGCGCTCTTAATAATAATCCTCCCATTAATTCAATAAATATCATTATCATAGTCGTTAAACTGATTTGTTTCCATTTTGGAGTAGAATAGGAATAAAAATAATTCACAAAACTAATTAATATTCCTCCAATTCCACCCATTAATAAAGAAGACCAATTCGAACTACCACTAAATAATAATTCTATAAAATAATAAGAAATAGAGAATATTAAAAATATAACAATATATTTTATTAACTGTTTTACCATACTATCTCACTTATTTCTTCTATACTTACACATTCCATTACTTGATTTCTCAATACCTCAAATCTATAAATATGTTGTTGTTTATGAATTAATCCATCTTTAGCTAATTGAATCATTTGTTCTCTTGTATAAAGAGTACAGAGAGTTTCGTTCGCGCTTTTCCAAATAATCTGGATAGTGGGATCTGAATTTAACATTGAAATGTACCCCATTATATTAGTTTGGTCTAGATCACTGAATGAGTAAAATTCTTCTGTTCCTCTACAAGTAGAATAAAACCCATTTAAAATTGTTTGATTACATAATGTGTTAAGCTCATAAATTTTATTCTTCTGATAATCTTCCAATGTTATTGTATTTTCAATAGGGGGAATTAAATTAAAAGTTTGTTTAATAGTAATTAATTCTGATTTTGTTTGGACTTGTTCTAGGCGAAGTGTTTCTATTTCTGATAGTGGTTGAGGTTGTTGTGGTGGTCTTTCTATTGGAATTATATCAATCAAATTTCCATCATTATCTAATACGAAATCAAAATATGGTTGATTAATTAGTATTTTTTGTCCTAATTCACTTGAATCATCAACTACAAATACATTTTCATAATTGCCAAAGTTTTTATTTGTACTTATTGAACTTGTTTCTACACTTTTAGTAGATTTATGAATTATCATTTTCTTCTCTCCTTATCTTATCTAAATGCTATATAATTATATTTTATGGTGTTTTGATTATTCGATATAATATAGGTGGTGCCAGAAAAAAAAGTATAATGTCCTACATTAAACCCTGTACTTATAACTGCAACAAGCGTCTTTAATCCAACATCGGAATTTGCTTGAGCTGGATATCCAGCTATTGCTAATCCACTATCGTAATCGTAAGCATTGACATGTCTTATACCATAACTTAACATCACAAAAACGGCAGAAGGTTGAAAGCCTAAGATTATATTTCTTGATGCTAAACCATCACCTGTATATGAACCAGTTACATATGTCTTTTCGACTGGATAACCACTTGAATTCAAGGTAGCAACCCCATTTGCGACTCCTTTTTGAGTTAGGGGAATTGCATCTATTTGAACAGCGGTTACAGCGTGTGGATTAGAAGTATTATTAGAATGCGTACTAAGATCATCAGTAACTTGTGTAATACTATCAGTAATTCCATTATAATCATCTGCTGTAACAAGATAACTATCAAGTGCTAATTGTAATACTTGTAATAACCCCTCTTGTCCTTGATTATCATATGCCGAACCTAATGTCGTATAAGTAACTCCAGAAGTTGAAGATATGAAACTCGCTTGACCTGAGCTTGAACGAGGTTTTGTATTGTATAATGTTGTTAAATGAATTGCTTCTGCTGTAAGATTATCATTTGTTAGACTATTATTTGGAAGATTTAATTTAGCCATTTTATGTGTTTTGCCTCCTTTGTGTTATTTTTTAATTCCTGACACTTATTTCTGTTTTGAAGTACCTATTCGTTATTCCAGATAAACTACTTAATTCAGTCCATGTAATTTTATCTGCACTTGAATAATTAATAATACTAACTCTTGTAGCATTGATTTGTGGTAAGTATGTTACAACATTAAATGAAGACGGCAAAATAAAAGACTTATATTCTCTTTTCAATGGGGAATCCGTAGATGTGAACAAAATAATGCCCTCATTTGTTTTCGCTTCATATGTGTCTACTTGAACTTGTTCAAATGATGATATTAATGTTGTACCAATATTAGGAGGACTAAATATTTCTAAAGGCCAATTTAAATCCTCACTTCCTATATCAGTACTATATTGAAAACCTTGCATTCCAAATCCTGATGCTAAAACATAAGTGTTAACCCAGTCTCTAAAATCTGTCAATAAAGTTGTGGGTAAAGCATAAGACAACCCACAAACTTTAACACCCAATGGAGTTGCTAGAGATACAGTAGTGGTATATTTATTAAAAGCATCTGGAAAAGTTTTATACCCCGAAGCATTACAATAAAAACTTTCTAACAATACCCAATCGTTTGTAGTAAGTTTTGTTACTACACCAGTTGGATTATAAGTAGCATTCACAACATCATCTAGGCAATCTGCAGGAATCCAAGCATTTGCGAATACCTTAAGAGCAGGAGTTTTGGCATGAGCATAATCAATTAGTTCGTTTTGTTGTGCTCTTGTAACCTTCCAGTCATAACCAAAGCAATCAAAGAATACACCATCATAACCCGATGTGAAACAACGATCCATAATTGCCTTTGCCGCTATCACAAATCCTGGCACTTCTAATACATCTGTAGACCCAACTATTGCATATCCATAAACTTCTTTACTATTTGCAATAAGTGAATTAACTACAACCAATTGTCTAGTGTTAAGTAAACTTGGTTCATGAGTAATTATTATATCTGCCTTATTTAATCTGTCAATACTGTATTCAACATTATTCATTCCATCCACATCTTCTAAATATCCATAGTAAAAATAAATATTTTTCAAAGGAATATGCCCACTTGTAATAGGAAGTTGTGTTACTTTGGCTAAATCTTGAATGTTAGAAGTCCATTTGCCATTTGTTCTGGCCGCGTCTCCTTCTTGAAAACATTCTGCATCCCAAAATGTTAATTGACCAATTGAATTGCGTGTAAAAATGTAAACATAAATATATTTTGCTGGAGCAGATGGTGTCAAACTAATAGTGAATTGTTGTTCTGACCAAGTACCAGAAGGGAAAGCAAGCGTTTCTGTTGCTAATATATTACCACTCAATCCACCAGCATCAGTTAAAGTTAATTTAATTGAAAAATCATCACCAGTGAATGGAATAATATTTAATCCACTAGCTGTAATTCTAAATATAATTTTTTTAATTACTGTTTGATCAATTGTATAAATTTCATCTAAATAGGTATTAGAAGATGTTGTATTATTAAATGTAACTTTATTGTTATCAGTTGTCCATCCACTACCATGTTGCGTCCAATTTGAATCTAACGGATATGAAGAAAATAAAGTTTGGGGCGAAGTGATTATTTTATTATTTGATTTTATTGTCCCTTCAAAAATACCATTGTCTATATTGAGATATAGAGGAGTTGTTGTCATGAGAAAATTTCACTCCTTTCTTAAAAATTGTAGGATTAGTTTGAGAAATATTATTATTTTTTTATTCCGATGTAGGAATTGGAAAGCGAAGATAAGCTGTGTAATTCTACTTCGTCACCTATCAAAAGGGTTACACCAGTTTTATTTAAAAGTGATGGGATAGTAACAGATTCACCAATGCGTTGAACATCTGCTGTACTATTATCACCTGCAACTCCTACTATTGTAGCAACCCATCCTTTTAGATTTCCAAATTTTGCATATTCAGCTTGAATTATTTGTCTTGCTTTTTTTTCAATAAGTTTATCTAAAAATTGAGCAAATTCTGATGAGTTTAAGTCCATTTTTAATTTTCACCTACTTTTTAAAATTATTATATAAAGGGTATTTCTTTGGATTTTACACAATTTAAACTCATTTCTCCACCTGTTGATAGTGGTATGGTAAGCGAATTGATAAGTAATCGTTCTTTTGTTAATTTTAAATTATTATCTGTAACTGTCGTAACCAAATCACAATCTAAATGATACATAGGAATTGAAGTTATTTGCACCTCATTTTGTAANGCAATTTTTCTTTTTAAAATATAATTAGCCAAATCAGTAACCTGTTGTAATGTGCTCAATTTGTCAGAGGTATATGGGAATACTCTCTCGAAACCCGTATTCTGAATAGAAGTTGGAGAAGATAAATTTATGTCTCTGGCTGTATGAGTATAAGATAATCCATTGATATTTGAGGATGTTACTTTTACTGCATTATACATTTCGCTCCATTTATATTTATTAACCGCGCCTCTGTAAAAAAATTGATTAGTATCGGAAAAATCCCATTGAGATGGCTTAATATCATCTTCAATGTCTTTTTCAATATTAAGTTGCCCCAAAGAATCATAGTAGGCACTACAAGAATAGAGTTGAGCAAGATCAATAAGGATGTCACCAATTTTTTGTCCAACTTCATATATCATGGTATATGGGACTGTTTTAGAAACAAGAGATAAATCAATAATTGGTGTTTTAGGGTCGTTTATCAATGCCAGTGTGGTATTTATCGCAGTAATTAAATTTGTCCCCAATGGAATAATATAAGTTGTTTCTAATTCTCCTCCTATTTCAGATAAAATTCCAAACTTATCAACTCCATGAATTATTATCTTAGATTCGCTAAATTTTGAACTTGTACTTGGATCATCAACTATATACAATCCTTGCGGTATAAAATAATCACTACCATCTGGCATTTCCAAACCAAGCCAAACCTGAAATTTCTGCCTAATCCAAAAATTATCAATATTGGGTATATATTCGCCATCTAAATTAAATAAAGTTATGTCGCATGTGCGACGAATTCCGTTAGCTCGTTGGATATTAATTGAACCAGAAGCATTTTCAACTAGAGAAGTTACATCTTCTCGTACAGATTCGTCTTCCGATCTTAAAAACTGAACTCTTATTTTTTGCTTATAAGTGCCAGAATTTAAGACATTTAAATAATCTTGGAATGTTGCCATTTTAGTCACCTCCCAGTCGCAAGCGGGTTAAACTTTTATATAACTCTAAACATTAGCGTCTTCGACTATATCAAAAGTCACAACTTGAATTTGTTGCCCAATTGCGTCATTCCATATAGGTTCTTTATAATTATAAGTAAAGACCCGATGTATCGAACCTTTCCTTGTTTTGTATATTTTACTTTTACCATTTGTTATAAAATCTCTCAGTGAGTCCATATATTCCACGCTTTGTAACAATTGTCCATTTATATCTACTGTTGCACAAATAGCTGAAACACTTGTTTTTAAATATTTTCTTTGACCTATTGCTTTTGCAGGATATTTACCAAATCCATCATAAAAAGTTACATCTTCTGCATATTCATTTACACCTGATTGAACATTTAAGTCAAATTTATATGCCAAACCTTCATCTTCTGAAACCAAATAATACCCATAGAAATCCATCTCCACTGCTTCTGTAACAAAGGCTTCGCTAATTTGGCTGGCATTTATCGCATTTACTTCATAAATATATGTTTTTCCTTGCTGACACAAATAATCTATGAATTCCGTTGTTCCTACTACAACTGTACCCAAAATCTTCAATACATCACTACCAGATTCTCTCCTACTAATTTGCCAATGCGTTACAGGAGAATCAAGATTTGCAACATTTCCACCAATTAAATTATTCTCGAATTCTGCCAACAAAATATGATTTGGCCCCCAAAAAAGACTATCTGTAATAATAGTATTTTGCAAAGTTGTATTATCAACTTCTATATTTTTTATTTGTAGTTTGTCGATCGTTGAAGCACCATAGATTTTTATCGAATCATAAATTTTTGGCACTGGAGATGGAATTCCTATTACTTTTTGAAAATAACTTACACCAAGGAATAAACCTGAAAGAATCATTTATTCACCATCTTTCTAATTATGGATGTAATTGCTCATAAATCACATTATTTGATATTATTAAAACCTCAAT